CAGAGTTGTTAGCTAATGCTCTCTGTCCTTCATTCTCCCACCATTGACCTGACTTAGCATGTCTCATTTGGTCATCACCTAAGTTAGATAAAGATATTAATGCAGACCTACGTACTCCACCTACGACTACAACCTCACCAATCTTACACATAATATCGTGACACTCAATAGGATACAGTCTTCTACCTTTAGCACCTTTAAACTTAGCTATGCAGAATTGAAATAATTCAACTAATGGTGCAGGTCCTGATGCTCTACCACCAAATGTTTTTAGTCTAGCACCTGCAGGTCTTACCTGTGATACATCCCATTTTGGAACTTGCCCTACATACAGCATAGCAATAAGTTCTCTTAGTGCTTTTGCCCAACCAGGTCTGCTGTCAGCCACAGTGATGATAGTAGTGCTGTCCTCAAAGTGTTCATTGACTATCGGTAACTTGTCTACATTCTCCCTTTCAACAGAGAATCCTACACCTGTACCACACATAAGAATATACATACATTCGTCAAATGAACGTGGGCTATCTACAGGTATGTAGCTACAGTTATAACCACCTACATGACATCTGTCTAGGGCAGGTCCTGATGTCATCAATGCTCTCATACTAGGCATGACACCTAAGTTCATTATCTGTTCTGTTAGCTTTTCTTTCAATGCTTTTGTCAAAGTATAATTGTAGTTATCTTTAAGATGATTACTCATATAATCAAAATATCTTTCAACAGTTTCTCCCCAATTCTCTCTTCTTTGTTCATCGTCTTTCCACCTTGCATAGCGAGAGAGTGCTATAAAATTTTGGTAGTCTGTAGGTAAGTAGTTGTTAATCATAATCTCTGTTCTCCATTGTAATTCTCATGTTAGTAATTTTTATTCCTTCTATCTCATGGACTAAATCTGTTATGTAATCCTCTAATTCTTCGTCTAATCTTCCATCTGAAGGTATTGGATATTCGTCAGGGTCTACCTTCAATGATATCATCATATTAACTTTTACCATCATAGACCTCAATAAGTTTATTCAGATACCACTGTGCTTTCTTGAGGTCTTCTACACCATTCTTGTATCTGTATCTCCATAAATATTTGACTATGTTACCTTGTAGATAATAATCAAATCCATTATTAAGCATTGCTTGTAAAGCATCAATAGTTTCAATACCTGCTTTATTATAATGAGCAGGACTATTAACCATATCTTCCTCTTGCATTTTTCTCTCCTCTTCTGCTCGGTAAGCCATGTATTCTAAGTGTCTCATATCTTTTGTACTCTTTTTATTAACATAAGTCAATGCTTTGTTTCCTTATTAAAGTCTAAAGTTATTACATTTTCTGTAACATCTTTTATTGTTGGTTTTATAATCTGATTGTCATTGTCACTTATTTGTGGTGACATCATAAACTCATATACTATATTTTTAAACTCTTCGTCTTCTTGCATTAAAGCTAATGAGGCACATCCTAATTGACATATATGTTCTACTTTGTTAAAGCCATCTTCAGATATGTTAGTTGGACTAGCACATATTTGAAGATTAAAATTGCCTGTGAAGTGACCATCTTTTGTAACGTCAGGTATTACTTCTATAAAAAATCTATTTCCGTGATTATCTGATTCCATTATTTTCTCCTTACTTTAGTTCCTAAAAATTTTATAAATTTAGGATGTTTATTTTTACCTTTTTCTTTTAGCCAATCTTCAGGAATAATTCTATCGTAATACCTAAAACCATATTTAATGCACCATTCTGCATATGTAGACTTAGCACCTTTTCTTAATTTGTTTCTGCTATTCGTAAACACAAATCTAATGTCTAACTTAGGATGCTGTTTTTGAATAGCTAAATGTTTTCTTCTATCAACTGCTAGAAACCTACCTTTTGTTTCTATAATAATACCATTGTTTAAAACAAAGTCAGGGGTATAGGTTCTATATGATAAATCTTCCCACTCTATTTTAATTTCTTCATAAAGATAGTTGTGTTTTAACTCATCAAGATAGATAGACAGCTTATGTTCTAAGCCACTCCTATACCCATGCTTTATCGCATCTCTTCTTATTTTATGAGGAGACACCTAGAAGTTTCGCCAAGATATAAATGGGTTGCTGTATGAATATGTATTAGAATAACCTAAGTTCTTTAGCTCTTCTTTTACTGCTTCATCGGCTGCTTTCCTAGCTTCTATAGCATCTCGCAAACCTGCTGTACGCATTTCACGATATTCTTTTTTAGCTTCAGCTAGTTGCTTTTCCATTTCTTCAATATTGGCTTTTAGTTCGTCAAGTGACTTGCTCATTTACGTACTCCTTTCTTAACTCAACATAAGACACAACTTTAGGGAACTGTGCCTTGGACATTACAGATGGTAATTCTTGTAAATTTTCCCAACAAGAATTTTTATAGTCACAGAAACTGCAATTAGTTCCTAAGACTTTATTGCCTGTAGGTTTACCCCTAAATGTTTCTTCTACAGGTTCAAAGCATCGTTCAAATTTATTTTCTTTAACCTTTTGAACTGTAGCTTTAATCTTGTTCATCTCTTTTGTAGCATCTACGTTTTTAGCTGATACGTATTTAAACTTACCATTAGCTTTGTTGACTACCCACCAACCACCAACTTTCTTATTGGAAGCTTTAGCATAACCAACTAATTGTGCTATATAACCAAAGGCATCACCTTCACTCAATGTTTCAAAAGATTCAAACTTATTGTCGTAAGACCAACTTGAAGCAGACTTTATATCGTCAACTGCATCATCAATAACTAAATCGTAAGTACCATTTATTTTTGTATCATCAACTTCTAATTCTACATTTTCAGGGTCTTCATATTTAACTCCTGATGCCTTGAGTAAACCTTTGAATACTGCTTCAACTATGTCTCCCAACATCATGTTCATCATAAAGTTGTTAGGTTTAGCTGAAGCAAGTTCAGGTTTATTTTTCTCAAACCACAATTGACAAGTAGGTCTACCTAAGTTTGACATACGTAACCTAAAGTCTTTACGACTCTCACCACTGCCGAACTGCTTTCTTAGTGCATCCATTACATCCTTGCCTACCTGTTCTATTACAGAGTCAGGCATTTCAGTTTTACCACTTAATGCATCAGACATATACTGATGCACTAAGAGTTCTGCAGGGTGAGTGGGATTAGGCATTTTCTGATTCCATATCCACGTCTATAAAATCATCAACAGTTTGCATATCTTCGTCTGACATCTCATTCTGTCTTTCAGCAACTGCTTCATCCCATTTGGAAACTATCCCATCATTATGAACTTTTATCCAATCCATAAAGTCGGCGAATACTTTGTGGTCATTTTCAGTTATGTCCAACTTACTTGTAACATCTAGACCAACACTAGAAGTGTAATAAGTACTACCATTATTACTTTTATTTGGGATAGGTTCGCCTAAGTCTATATTATGTTGTAAGGGTAATCTTTCCATCTGAGCAAACTTAGTAAATACTTTCCCTAAAGCTTTATAGTCAGTATTATTAGTTACCTCCCAAATAGCAGGGAAACTTCCTAACTCTTTCTCTACTTCCTTTCCATCAGAAGCTTTTATAGGCTTCAATAAAGTAGCTACACCAAATAAAACTCTGAATCTCTTTACATCTATTATAGATTTTTTAACAGAGTCAGGAAGGGATTGAAAATCCTCAACGTATCCTGCAGGTTTACCACAATTAAAAGTTCCTGCATCATCCTTTAAGTCAATATTCAGATTATCAGATAAAACAGAAGTTATATAGTATCCCTTCTTTTCTCCTTCTTTAGGATTCTTATATTGTATCCATTTTTTATACATAAATCTTTGCATAAAAGGTCTGAACTTTACTTTCTTAGAAAAGTAAAATGTAGAAGGAGTTCCCACTTGTTCTAATCTATATGAGCCACCCTCAACAACCTCAGTTTTTATTTCTTTACCTTGGCTGTTAGTATCTGTACCCATAGTAGGCTGATGCCAAAGTCTAAATCTATTTAGGACATTGGTCTTTTTCTCGCCAGATGTTGTAGGCAATCCCATAGCCTTAGCCATTGTTGCATAATTATCTGTATTTATAGTTGTTATTTCATTCATTTGTATATTTCTCCTTTCAAAAGAACCATAGTTATATCACGACACATCTTTTGTGTCAAGCCAATTATCTCCTATCTTCGCTTCTAATAAAAGAGGCACATTAAAATCTATTTTAAATGTCATATTAATCAAGTTATTCAATGTCCTATTCATATTGCGAATGATATTCAATACGTCTTCCGTTTCTTGTGGGTGAATATCTATTACTATAGAGTCGTGTACAGTATTTACCACACAAGAATTATATCTGTCAAGTGCTTTATCTATTTCTATTAAAACTAATGGCACTACATCAGCAGTAGCAAAAGATTGCACAGGATAATTTTTTATCTGCGTAAAATACGAAACAGTTCCATTCATTCTTCTCTCTACATTAGGGAATGCAAACTGCCTACCTGATGGTGTAGTTATCATATTTGTTTCTAAAGCTTCCTTAGCCAATCTGGAATGCCATGATGCGACTCCCTTGTATTTTTGTGTGAACTGTTCATAATATTTAGCTTCAGCATTCGTTCTCCCAAATCCTGTTGCTCCATATAGAGGGGCAAAGGTATGGGCTTTGGCTTCTTGCCTAGAAGTCTTCTGACCTGATTCCGTAATGACAGAAGCAGTGTATGAATGTACGTCAAAACCATCTTTAATCTCCTTTATTGCTATTTCATCTTGTGATAAATAGGCAGCCGTTCTAAACTCTAGCTGTGCAAAGTCAGCTTCAAGTATCTTGCCACCTTCCCAACGTGATACAAACACTTTCTTTACAGGAAACGTACCACCTCTAGGCATGTTCTGCATGTTAGGGTCAGCACCACTAAACCTACCTGTTGCAGTTCTGTGTTGCAGTAGTCTCACATGAAGTTTACCATCAGGTTTAACATGTGTACTTATGCCCTCAACAAAAGATGATAAATAAGTATCCAATGCTGACAATCTTTGTAAGTCAGTTAGAAAGTTTACTGCATCAGTTAAGTTATTTTTCTTAGCTACATTACGTAATATATCTAAGTATGCTTTATTGGTTGTAAAACCATTAGCACTAATCCATTTAGCATTAGGTGCTGAAAACTTCAACCCTGCTATAGATTTCGTAGGGTTAAATAAGTAGCCAAAAGTATTACAATGATTACACCTGTTTGGTTTAGAGTATAAACTACCATCTTTCTTTACCTTTCTTATGTATCCTTCTCCATTACACTCATCACACTTTACTGCTTGTGTTTTGTACAATGTATTTGAATACTCACTCACTTTATCTTTATACTCTTGTACATCCATGTATGGTGTAAAGTTATTTGCCCACATAGTTTTGTCTACAGGTTTTTTGCTGTAGATAACCCAAGACATTTGCTCAGGACTGTTTAAGTTAATAGGTGTATCTCCCATTAAATTCTTAACCTGTTGGTTTAGTCTATCCTCAATTTGTTGTTTCTCTTTTTCAAACTCAACTCGTACCTCATCTAACTTTGATACATCTACTTTGAAACCTCTTTGGTATATTCTTCCCAAAGTAACTGCAACTCTGTTTGTTAGATAGACTGTATCCATTAGAGAACTATACTCAACTGTATTTAGTTTTCTATATATTCTATCCGACAACTGTTGAGTTGCATGTAAGTCAGCAGATAAATAACTCGCCAACTCTTCGTGTGGTATTTCATCAACACCAACACCTTTTTTAAAATACTCCTTTAAAGTATCTTGCTTTTGAGTTTCCAACTCATACCTTTCAGCACATGCTTCAAGAGACAAAGGCTGTTTCTGTCCACGTTGTAAAACATATTCGCCTAACATTGTATCAAAAACAGAACCTTCGTATTTAAAGCCACACTCCCACAACCACATTAAGTCGTGAACAATGTTATGTCCTATGAGTATGGTAGCTTTATCTAACAACTCTTGCACTCCATCAAAGTTATCACGAAACAAATACTCCTCTCCTTTATCTGTTAAGCAACCAACCATGACAAGTTTATTGGTAGATTCAAATGGGTCAAGATGCATCTTACCATCACGATGAGTAACAGTATTCTCTACATCTAATGTTAATTTCATACCTCATACCTTCCTACTTGATAATTCAAATTACAATGAACAACACCATGCCATCCTGTAAGTTTATTTTTTACCACATTCAAATGTCTTTGTAAATCTTCTTCTTCAGAATCTTGTCTTGGTGGATTCTTAGCTATCAGAATCATTAAGTCAGCTTCAGCAGCTTTACCTGTACGTGAACCTTCCATCATACTTTGATTGAGTAACACTTTACCCTCTGCATCAGCAGATAGTTGTGACATGTAAAATACTGCACATTGATGTTCCTTTGCAATCATACGTGCATGTATAGCATTAGCTTTTAAGGCTTCATCTGCTCTAGCAAATCCTGCAGTACGTGCAAACTTATCACCCATATCAAGTATAACAATGTCAGGCTTGTAAGATTTACATACACTCTCAACCCATGCCATGTCTCTACCTGTCGCATCTTTTATCTTGATGTTTTTCTTGATAGGTTCATACAAGTCACGAGCCTTTGTAGGGTTTGCTTTTATCTCTCTCATTGTCATGCCTGTTGATGCTGTTAAGTATCTTGCACCAACTCTATGACTACCTTCTTCATTACACAAGATGATGCAACTAGCACCTTGTCTTGCTAAACCATTAGGACCTGCTAGTAAACTTGCATGAAAAGAAGTCTTACCTGTGTTAGGTCTTGCTCCTACTTCAATCAAGTGACCTGCATTAATGCCTTCAACTTGTCTTGTTAAAGATGGCACGTTAAATGTCCATCTTGCTTCTAAATCATTCTTAGCTAATAGTGTATCAATATCCATATCATCCCACTCCACGTTAAGGTTAGGTGTAAAATCATCTCCATACATTTCAAGTATATTACGTAAAGGTTCTAAACTTGTATGAGAACCATTAACATAATCAAATCCTATGTTAGCAATGTCTTCGCCAACAACTTGTTGAAATAGCCGAGATAAAACTTCTTGTGCTACATCTGCACCCATAGGTTGTTCATTCTTAATTTGTCTGAACAAAGAACTGTAAGCTTGTTTCTGTGCTGTAGTCATCGTTGGGTTACTTGACATAAACAAAGCTTCTATTTCATCAGGTGTGACATTACGTTCATACCTACTCATTGCAGTATCAATAGCTTGTTTTATTTTTCTAGTATCTTTACTAAACAATCTGTCAGGACATCTTGCCCCTCTATGGTCATCATAGAAAGACTTATCCATAAGACTTCGTATTAATGCTAATTCCATTTCTGTGTCTCCTTTTGGGTTAAATTCATTAGGTTATCCATGTCAATAGGCTTACGATATTTTAAATCATCTGTCAATCTAAGTATCTTAATGTCCTTGACATATCCTCTTAACTCTTTTGCGAAAGATAGGGTTTTTGGTAACGCATCAGGGTCAAGTGCTATTATTGCAGTAGAGAATTGTGAGAGAAATCTTTTATGGGAATCTAATAATGACGTACCCAACACAGCTAACCCAACATATACATCATTACCAACAGAGATTGCACTAACACAATCCTCTACTACAACTGCGACACTACCACAACCATGTGTGAAAGGCAAGTCCGAATTACCATATCTTTTCCATTTAGGTAATTTATTATTTATAGACCTACCTGTAGCATCAACAATAACACCATCTTTTTTGATAGGGAATACTATTCTGCTTTCCTTAACATCATAGTATAAATCAACCTTTTCTATGTCTAGTTCCCACAGCTCACAGAAATTCATAATCTCTTTTCTATATCTGTGAGGTACGATGAAGTCAGGCATAGTAAATGTTTCATCTTTAGATGATGCTTGTTTCTTTTGTATTGCACGTATCTCATCTACAGATAAGTGAACACGAGAACTAC